GCAAGTGAACCCGATGGGTCATAAAATAGTGCTGGAGCCCCTCGATACCTGGAGGCCATGCGGAAGGACATCGCGCTCTTCGCCAGCATCTGCCTCAAGGAGACGGTGTTCGATAGAACCCCGGACTTCCACAAAGAGATTTACGATGCACTTGACTCCAAAAGTGATGAGGACCGCAAGATTCTGATTGTGGTTCCGCGTGGTCACGGGAAGTCTACCGTAGCCGGTAAAATCTACACACTGCACACGGCCTTGTACGCAACAAAACCCGAGATCATTGTTGTGGTGTCCAAGACACAGGGACACGCCATTAGCCTTTTGGATTGGACGAAAGAGAAGCTGGAAAGTAAGGCTATCCAGTTCTGGTTTGGTGATTTCGGTTCAAAGACTTCAAAGACATGGGCCGAAGAGAAGATTGCGCTTAAAAACAACGTGATGTTGAAGGCGCTCGGAACCGGGCAGCAGGTCCGTGGTGTGACGCACTCTGACGCACGCCCGACGATTATCGTACTTGACGACCCCGAAGATGACAAGAACACACTGACCGAAGAGTCAATGGCAAAGAACCTTGATTGGCTGTTGGGCGAAGCACGCTTCGCATTGGAGCCGAAGTCGGGGAAGCTAGTTGTGATCGGTACGGTGATCCGCGAAGGGTGCATCGTCAAGGTGCTGGAGAATGCACCGGGATGGCGGAAAATCTGGAAAAAGGCGATTGTTGACTTCGAGCGGAAGGAAGTTTTGTGGCCGGAGCGATTCCCGTTCGAAGCGTTGATGAAGGAAAAGCGTGAGTACGAGGCCATTGGGAAAGGAGACCAATGGGCTCGCGAGATGCAGAACGAACTTCTGTCCAACAAGGAGCAGATTTTCAAGCCAGAGGACATTGACGACTTCAAGTACAAGGGGACATTTTCGCTGGTGCCAAATCGACCGTGGGGGTTAATTGAAGTCGGCCAACGAAAGATTCCCGTCAACGTATTCATGGGCGTGGACCCGGCATCTTCGTTGTCAAAACGTGCTGACTATACGGTCATTTTCCTTGTTGGGATGTGTGCAAAGGGGCACCTTTACGAAATCAAGTGCCACCGCGAACGGATGCAGCCCATGCAAGCGGGGCAGAAGATTCTCTCGTATGGTGACATCTACCGGCCCATCAGCGGAAAGGTCGAAAGTGTCGCGTTCCAGGAGATGCTGCGCCAATACGTCCATGAAGAGATGATGAAGCGCACGTCTGACGGCGGGCACTGGATTTCAGGTTTGGATGCCAAGGTTACTCCACGGGGCGAGAAGAAAACCAGCAGGATCGAGGGGCTCCAGCACTATTTTATGACCCATCGGGTTCACTTGCTGGAAGGCGGGAACGAGGATTTCTACCGAGAATTGATCCAGTTCCCACGGAGTTCGCACGACGACACGCTCGACGGCTTTTATTATGCCGTCATGGGCGCGTATCCCTGCGATGTCGCGGAATATTCAGGTGATGCCCCGCCCGTGGAGCGAAAAGTAGCCACGGCATACGACTGGCAGACGGGTTTTCCGGTTGAATCGGGCGACGGGTACTGAACACGGGCAATATTTGCCTGTAAATTATTTGCCGATGGGCAATAATTTCCTCTTGCAGAAAAGAAATACTATTATCGGCGCGTCCTCCATTAAATCCGGTGCGCCAAAATGTCTGAATCCTCGATTGTCCACGACATAGAGAGCACCTACCAAGATTATTTGGGGGCCGCTTCAGAACACCGCCAGAAAATGCAGGAATGGCGGCAGTTCACGAACGGCGAGGTCTACACAGACCAGCAAAAATCGGCGTTTGAGAAGCTCGGACTCCCCCCTGTCAGCGTTCCACTGGTCGAAACCTGCGTTGACCAGATGATCGCCACCCTCACCAGCCGCAGCCCGCAATGGGAAGTCGATGGCTTCGACGACTCGGACGTTGAGTTGTCGATGTCGTGGAACATGTTCTTGGCCTACATCTGGCGCAAGTCCGGTGGTGACGCGATCCACAAGCGCGTGGTGCGTGACCGTGGCGAGCGCGGGATTGGCTGGAAACTGGCGTACTTCGACCCCAGCGCAGACTTTGGGCGCGGGGAAATGAAGATCGCGTACCTGGACCCCAACAACGTGCTGGTATCGCCGGGCTCCACGGACTACCTCTTCCGCGACAGTGCCCGGATTCAGGTGGCGAAGATCGTCACGGCACAGGATTTCCTGCGGTTCAACGGCCACCTGAAGGCCGATTTCCTGAAGGGCGTTAAGACCCAGCAGGGCTCGGAACTCACCCCCAGCACGTCGCTGTCCGGCAGTGGCTTGAATCCCAACTTGGCGACGGACCTTTCGGATACCTACGCGAACGGCATTGATTCGTTCGGTGGTGGCAAGGGCCGCGAGAACCGCTACCTGCTGATTGACAACTACGAGAAGGCCCGGCGCACCTACCAGCGTGTGGTGGACATGACGACCGGCGAGGAGGACATCTTCTCTGCGGCGGCGTTCAGGGAGTTCCAGAAGCAGCCGGTGTGGTTCAAGCGCACGGCCCAAGGCGACCAGCCGTTGCCCCCGGGGGTGGACCCGCAGGTAGCCTACGGCGAAATGGTAGCCCGTGGCGAAGAAGGTCAGTTGTACGAGGCCCCGAGAGCGCAGTTATTCACGCTGGGCCTGATGGACAGCGCCCCGTTCCTGATTGACCGCATCGAGCGCACAACCATCGTTGGCGACCGCGTTGTCAACCAGCCGAAAGACTTGCCGATCAGCGAGTACCCGGCGGTGCCCTACCCGCATAAGCACATCGGCTCGCCCTACTGCAAATCCCCTGTCAGCTTTGCGATGCAGCCTGCTCGCATGTATAACCGCCTGCTGATGCTGGGCATGGCCTACCTGTCCAATGCCGTGGGCGTTCGCGCTTTTGGTCCGCAGATCGCGGGTATGACCGCTGCTCAGGTTGAGCAGAAACTGCTGCTGCCCACCGCGTACTTCCCGGTGGAACAGGGCCAGTCGATCAGCTTTGCACAGATGCCGCCGCTGCCCACGGGTTTGCAGTCGATGCTCGCGGACATGAAGCACAAGATCGAGTACGTTTTCGGCATTTTTGAGGGCTCGATGGGCAACGCCGATCTGGCCCCGGAGACGGTGCGCGGCGGGATGCTCGTGGACCAGCAGGGCCAGCGGCGCATGAAGTCGCACCAGCAGGATATCGAAGCCTCCGACAGCTTCTTGGGCCAGATCGTCATGGAATACTCGCAGTCGGTCTACACCACCGACAAGTATTTCCGCGTGCTGACCCCGAACGGCGGCAGCGAGCAGCGTCGTCTGGCGGCTGACAATTGGGGCGCGAATGCCGGGGCCATGAACCGGATGCTTCAGACGGCCTACGACGTGCGCGTGAAGTCCGGCTCGACCCTGCCGGTGAACCGCGAAATGGAAGAGCAGGTCCACTTCCGGAACTTCCAGGCTGGCCTTATCGACCGCGTGGAGTACCTCAAGAAAACCAACCTGTACGACTTCGACGGCGTTATCAAGCGCACGGGCGAAGTCCAGCAGATGCAGGCGGCCATGCAGGAGCAGGCCACGAAGATCAAGAATCTTGAAGGCGACTTGCAGACGGCGACCCGCGAGAGCGTCAACGACCGCAAGCGGCTTGAGGTCAACGACTTCGCCGTGCAGCTTGACAAGATGCTGAACCAGTGGGCCGCTGAAGGCAAGATTGCCAAGGCCCAAATCGACATGATCATGAAAGAGTTTGTTCGTATGAGCCCATCCAAAGAATCGCTGGACTCGCCCGAAGAGCAGGCCACGGAAGCCATACAACGGCAAGACGGTCTGCTTGGTGGCGCTTCAGTTGAATAGGGGGACTGACTGATGTCGATGTTGAACCTTGACGGTGGATCAGAATCGGATGATTTCAAAACGCTGTTTGGTGCGCCCGATCCCGTGATTGAGCCTGCCGGTGGGGAACCGCCCGCAGTTGAACTTTCGCCGGAACCTGCTGCCGAACCCGATACCCCTGCTGCTGAACCGGAACCGCTGGGCGAAGAGCCGCCTGCGGTAGAGCCGGAACCCGTGGCCGGTGGCCGGGATGCGTCGAAACTGCAATCCGAACTGGACAAGCTGAAGGAAGAGACAAAGGACCACGAGAACCTCAAGCAGCTTCTCAACATCGTGACGAGCAACCCGGCCTTGAACGAGGCCGTGCGGTTGGCGGTTGCCGGATTGGACCCCACGCAGGCGTTTGCCAAGGCCAAAGAGGTCGTGGTGGAAGCCGCAAAGGGCTGGCAGTCCAGCATCCCCGACCCGGTGAAACCTGCGGAATTTGACGAGTTCCAGTCTGTCAGCGATCCGTCCTCCGCCAGCTACAAGTACCGTGTGGCGCTGGAAGAGAAGCGGATTCAGGACACCATCGACAAGCGCGTGTTTGACTTCGAAGCAAAACAGGCGCAGACGGCGGCTCAGAACACCCAGCAGATTCAGCGCGAACAGGCGAAGAATCAGGCGCTGGCAATTCTGGACCAGGCTATTGTTGCCGACGGTTTGGGCGACAAGGCGGATGCCGTGCGTTCGTGGGTGATGACCGGGCTGGCGAAGGCGACCCCGCAGCAGATCGTCAAGATGTTCCGGGCTGTGCATGGCCTTGACGCACCTCCGGCCCCGCCGGTCGTGCCCGGACTGGACAAGAAGAAAACCGAGTTGGCCCAGCAGCGCAAAGCTGCCGAGGACGCCGTTGCCAATGGCGCGACGGTCCCCGGAGCACCAGTCCCCGAAGAGGACAACTTCTTCAAGGGGCATGGAACCGCGATGGCCGGGCTGTACTCATAGCATGATTGGAGTTTGACATGCCCGTTACCGCTGCCATGAATTCCGGCGTCCTTTACACGGATCGCCGCGTATTCTATCCCGAACCGCAGAAGATCCATCGTCTGTGGGGCGGACTGAACCCGTTCAACACCATCATCGAGAAGCTGAAAACCTACCCGGTGCCGGACCCCGATTTCCGCACCTTCGAGTACAAGGGCAGCCAGCACAACCCGTCCTTCGCGTGCGCCGCTGGTTTCACGTTCCCCACGCTTGGCGGTTCGGTCGGTTCCATCACTGTCGTTGCCAGTGGTGTGTACGCGACCCTCGGCCTGTTGGTTGACGTGTACGGTTCGACCGGAACCTACTACGGACAGGGCGTCATCACCGCTGTTGCGAGTGCCACCGAGTTCACGATCACGTCGCTCTACACGGCCAGCAATGCGGCCACCGGCACCAGCACCACGCTGGAAGTCGTGGGCTTTGCCTCCGAGGAAGGCGTGACCGCGCCTATCGCTTGGTCGCAGGAAACCACGATGGCGTACAACTCCTGCGCGATCCTGCGTACCCCCGTGGAACTGACGGGCACGCTGCTGGAGATGAACCTGCGCGGCGAGCAGGAACGCCAGCGGCTGCGCTTCGAGAAGGGTCTGGAGCATCAGCAGCTTCGTGAGAACGCCTTCCTGTTCAGTCGCCGGAAGAGCGCTTCCAGCGTCTACACCGAAGGCCCGTCCCACCTGTCGGGTGCCGGTGGCAAGCAGATCCGTACCACCCACGGCTTCATTCCGACCATCGTGGACAACGCCTCCTCGACCAACATCCACACGCTGGTCACGGCCAATGCCTCGTGGTCCGATTGGGTGACGATCCAGAAGAAGGTGTGGAAGTACTCCAACGCCGGAATGACCAAGATGATGGGCTGCGGCGACACCCTGTGGGCGTACCTGCACCAGCTTGCCGACAACCCCGGCACGTCCAGCAAGATGCAGATCACGCTGAACACGCAGTTGACCGGCAAGATGGGCTTCCCCGTGATGTCCTGCATCACCGGCTTCGGCCTTCTGGAACTGTTCCGCGTGCCCAGCCTGACCATCACCGGCAACGGTCGGTATGCGGGTTACGGCCTGATCTTCGACCCCGAGGAGATCGGCAAGGCGCAGTACCGGAAGAGCCAGTACAAGACCAACATCAAGACGGACGACGGCTACGATGGTGTGAAGGACGAGTACTTCTCCGACGAGGGCCTGTTCATCAACCTGCCCGAGCGTCACCACATCATCAAGGCCGTCTAACGGCAGAAAGGACGGTGATTGAATGGCTCTCACCCAAAACCCCTGGACTTTCATCAACTCCGCTGATGGGAAGTTCATGATCGCTACTTGCACGACTGCGTGCGACACCACGCTTCTTGACGAGTACACTCTCAAAACCCCGAAGGAGCTTGATACCCGTCGCCCGTACACACTCACCGTGTCCCATGCCGCCACGAAGGATGCGCAGGCTATCCCGCTGGACATTTGGGTCGGGTGGACCGATGATTTCGTCATCACGGGCAACAACACCACCGTGGGTTCGACCAGTGGTGCGAAGTACAAGCGCCTGACCGACGACTGCGTGGAAGCCGTCACCACCCTGAAGCGCACGTTCCTTATCGACCCCGACTTCGCCGGTACGGAAGTCGTGGCGGTGGCGAACGTCGCCAACGGCTACAAGATCCGTGGCTGCCCGGCCCCGTATCATGCCTACCACTTGGACGGTGGTTCTGCGCTTTCCGCCGACCTGACGACTTGGGTCATCATCCAAGCCAAGAAGTAACACCGAGAACAAGGGGGCAGGGCTTCGGTCCTGCCCCCGCTTGGGGGCCACATGACACTGCGAGAGCACATCGACCTGTTTCGCCAGCACTACCCTGATGCGTCGGTTTCCGAGATCACCAAGCTCGTGAACCGTGGCATGAGGGAGTTCTTGAACAAGGCGCGGCTGTACGAGTCCTCGTGGAACATCTCGACGGTCGTCGGCCAGCGGTGGTACGCACTGCCGGACACGATCATCAACGTGAAGCGTGTTGACCTCGACGGCACGGAAATTCCGAGGGCGATCTTCACCCCTGACACGCAGGATTTGACATGAGCCTCATCGCGGATACGAGCTATTGGTTCGTCGAGCGCGACCAGATCGGCGTTGGGTATTACAGTGCCGGGGCGTGGACCAGCCCGGCATCGGCTGTGACACTCCGCATCTACGGCGTGGGCTACCCCGATCCGCTGTCTGCGGAATCCGATGAGTTCAACTTCCCCGAGGAGTTCCAGCACGCGCCGCTGTACTTCGCCATCTACCAGTACGCGATGCTCAAGGGTGACACCACGAAGTACCAGATGTTCAAGCAGGAATTTGCCGAGCAGGTCGCGGCTGGCAAGATCAGGGCCAGCGAGAACCGCACGGACAGCGTGGCACGCGGCCTTGCTGCCGGTATCAACGGCGTGGGGTACTAAGTGGCTTCCTTCACCACACAGGTCGGCTACCTTGCGGGCTCCACGACAGGCTACACATCGCAGGTCACACAATGGCTTGACGACGCGGTGCGTGACATCGTGGACACCTGTGTAGCCCTGCGGCCATCGGCTGCCCGGATGTTCTGCAAGCGATCTTCGGTATTCGCTGAATCCCCGTTGGCGATCAGCGAGAATGACCGTGTGATTGAAGTCGAGGCGCTGTACTCCGGCGTTACCCGGCTGGCCCGGCGTGTGTCAATTGAAGCCGCGTACTTGGCTGAGAACGTGGATTCGATCCACTACCGAACCCAAGCCGATCCCGGGTGGTACATCCAGGACTTCAAGGTGAAAATGGTTGGTGCTGGCACCACGAACTACGCCTATATCGTGACCTACGGGGCGGTGACGGACGCTACACCGGCTGTGGCCTACTTCCCCACTTCGCTGTATCCGCAGGTGGTGCGCTATGCGGCGTGCAAACTGCTTCAGGCGAAGATCGAGGAACTCACGGAAACCGACGAGGACGTGGAACTCGCGGCCTCGCTGGACAAGCGGCTGAATGACATGCAGGCTGAGTACAAAGAAGCGTTCGCCAAGTGGGGAGCCGCCGTCTAATGGGAACCCTGAGCAGCCCGACCAAGGTCAAGAACATCTATCAGCGCCTTGCCTTCTGGACGGCTGGAACACGGCAGGTATCGCTGGATGCTGGAAAGGATCAGGCTGATGTTCCGCTGTTCCGGCCACAGGTGGACGTGAGCGCTTACAGCATCACTGGCAATTTGGCGTCCACGGATCAGGCGAACTTCGAAGCCGCACTCACGGCTGCTGCGGGCACCACACTGGTCATCGACTGCCCGGTGTCGATCACGGCCAACACAACCATCGGGGCCACGAATACCCTGCACTTCACGCGCTGGGGCAAGCTGACGGTGGCGGACGGCATCAAGCTGACGTTTACCGACGGCTGCGAGTTCAACGACTGCACACACGAGATTTTCGACTTTGTTGGTGCCATCAAGGTTGCTGGCGTCATCAATCAGGAGTTCTGGCGTGTGGAGTGGTTCGGCTGCGAACGTGACGACAACACGGCCAATTGGGGCGCGTGCATCAACGCCTTCTTCGACGAGATCGAATCGTCGGGGTCCGGCGCGTACCCGAACGTGTGGCGTTTCCGCGCCGGTGGCACCTACTACACCACGGACCCACTGGAGATCAAGCTGCGTACCGGCAGCCGCATGAATGACCTTGTGCTTGAGTCCTCGTCTGCAAGCCGCTGGGGTGGTGCAATCCTGCGGCAGACTGACGGCAACGCCAACGTCATCAGCGGTGGAACGGGTTCGCTTGTGACCCGTGTTGCATTCCGAAACCTGCAATTCATGGGTGCCGGGCAGTACGGCGCGGACCAGAACGTTCCCGTGACCGACGTGAGCATCATCGACCTGTTGGAGGTCACAAACTGCGGGTGGTTCTACTGCAAGCGCGGCCTGTACGCCCGTAACGGTGGGGCCGGGGCGCAAATTTATACCAACTGCTACTTCGTGAACCTCACGGGCGCGAGTTACAGCGTGTACCTGATCGACATGGCAATGAATGCCAAGTTCGTGGCCTGCATCATGGAGAACGGGCTTATCACGGCCAACGGCAACATCACGGAACCGTGCTCGTTTGTCAGTTGCCACATCGAAGCCTGCCGGATCACGGTTCCCGAAGCGCGGTTCGACCTGCGCGGCGGAAGCGGAACGACCAACGGCGTGACGATCACCTTGGGGCAGGACACTTGCCACTGCCATGTGGAAGCCCTTGGTGGCGGTGTCTACACCTATGACCACGGCCATCACAATTACGTCAACGGCGGGTATCGGTACTTCGAGTGCGAAGGTATCTCGTCGAACGTGGTCCAGATGGCGCTGCCGTCAACCCGTGATGCGGGCCGCATGATCTTGCAGGCTGGTGTGCCGTACATCCTCAGCATTGGCCTATCGCTTGATGCCGAAACGTCCGGTGGTTCCAGCTACCACCCGTATCTGTACGACATGGCTACGACGCCGACCATCGTGCCGGACTTCACGACGGCCACGGCCCTGATTGACTTCGGGGTCATCGCCACGACGGGCAACGATACGGGCTACATCCCTGTAGCCTACCGGCAAGAGTGGCACCTGCTGACGCCGACCACCAACGCCTTTGTCGAGCCGTCGCATCTGATGAACCTGCGGGCCACACGGCCCATCAGTTCGAACCCTGGAATGACCAACTACTCCAGTGACGTGTTCACCGACTGGCAGGAGATCGCTGCGGGTACGTTGACGACGGTAGACGGAAAGACCCGGTTCGTCCACGTCAGCGCGGGCACGGCGGCCGCTGGCTACTATCAGGTGGTGCGCTGCAAGCCCTACCGGACGTATCTGGCGATTATGAAGATCACCAACAGCGGAGACAACCTACCATCGCTGTGCATCGGCGGCCTGCCGACTGCGGTACAGCAGGTTAACTCTGCCGAGTTCGTCGAAACCGAAACCGCTGACGTGTACCTCGCCACGATCCTGTTCCGAAACACGGGCGACAAGCCCATCGTGTTCAGTTGGGGATACAGTGCGGCGGCCCATTCTGCG